AATACTTGTGCTGTGTTTGGATTGAATGGCAACACATATGACCTTTGATTAAACTTAGTATGTTTAAAGCCTAATACATCCCTGCCATCATCATCTTGCCAACGGGTTAATAATGATTGAGTTTGTCCGGTTTGTGAAATCAATGCTTCTGTAGTAGGGTCCATTACAATCACCGGCTTTTCATTTTCTAATTGAAAATTCTGTTTGTTATAAACCTGTTCGATTACAACAACATCATTCAATGTAGGGATGTTAAGCGTTCCCTGGAAGTAAGGGCTGTATAAGAATGAATTTGGATTATCAGGGGTGCCGTTCAATGTAAATGTTTGTGGTACTGTGTTGTTGCCGCCTGTTATCGGGTTAGGTGTAATACCGCTTGAATAAACGATTGAACCGTGTGGAACTTCGGCACCCAATGTATATAAGAGGAAATTATCAATGTAGGTTCCCATTACAGCAATCGCTTGCACCCACTGTGTACCCATTTGGTCATATCTTAATTGAGCCATTGAAATTGGTTGCCATAAGATAGGATTCATGTAGAACGGTGTCAAGTTAAGCGATACCGGAATATCATTGAACTGTTGTGGCGTTAATGGGATTGCCGGAGCGTTCATGTAAATGGTAGGGTTTGAGTTGATGTTCGCCCAAATTAAACCAGTATTATTTTCCGTTCCTTGTCCCATGCCTCCATCAGCCCCGAAAATTGGAATATCATTTTTCCAACTTGTAGTCGGGAATAACCTGAATATTGCAAGGTCTAAGAACTCCATTGCAAACAAATCCGGTGAGGCTAAGAAATTATCTGTAGCCGTTAACGTGGTCATTCCTGATTCCATTACACGGCGATCACCGGTTTGCCAACGATTAGCACCCAATCTCGCAATAACTTCATCAACTTCAGCACCTTGTTTCCTGCGTGGATCGGCACGGTATTGATTTATATCTGATTGTCCGCTTGCTAATACAATTTTTGCCTTATCATAAGCCGCTTTATATTTCGGCTCATTACGTTTGGCATTCATGTAAGCGCCAACCATCCATGGTTCCATTCCTTCGGCTCTGTTTTCTACAAGTCCGATAATTTTCTTGCCATCATTATCAGCTTTTAAAGCCGCCATTGAAGTTGGTAATCTATTTTTCATTCCTATAGTTGTTCCGTGTGTTGGTTTAGCGGCCAGGTTAGTACCTCTTTCTTTAAGTTCCTGAACTGAATAGGGACGGATTTTTTTAGCTTCTAATTTTGCTTTTAATTCGTCTTCCTCTTTTTTCTTTTTCTTTTCAGCTTTCATTTCGTCTGAATCATCCGATTCATCCATATCAGCTTCCATTTTATCGCAAAGTTCAGTTGCTTCTAAAGCTTCTTTTTTAGCGGTCAAAAATTCGTCTTTATCTTCGGCTGTAGCGTCTTCCTTATCGGCTTTAGCTTTTAGTTCTTCGGCTTTAGCGGTCAATAAAGAAGCTTTCATCAATGCAGTTTTCAAAGCATCATCGGCTTGTTCTTTCGCTTTCATTTTGCCTTCTTTTTCCTGCAATTTTTTGAAAAGTATTTCTTTTGCATCGTCGCCATCTTTAACTACGTAATCAGGTTTAGGATCTGTTACCTTTTTATCAGTGGCTAAAACATTAATTTGTGGTGTCGGTGATGCTGTTGGTTGTTTGATACCCAATATTGAATTAAAAGCATCCAAAAATTTAGCGGCCAGCCCTTCCTTTTTGTCTTCATCATCAACCGCACCTTTTATTGGTTCTGGTAAATCACCTGCACTTTTCTTTTTGTCGGCAGCTTCTTTATCCCTTTTCTTTTCTTCTTCTTTGTCGGCTTTCAATTTATCAGCGATTCTATTATCGGCTGCAAGTTTGTCGGCTTTGTCTTTCTGCTCTTTTTCTTCCGCCTCTTTAACCAATTTTTTTGCGGCCTCTAATTCGTCGTTTTCCATTTTTTTTAGTTTTGTACTTAAGGTTGTTAATTCTTTTTCAAGGACTTTAATATTTATTTCATCGTAACATTTTGCGTTTAACAATTCCGCATTTGCTGTTAGGAACGTTTCTTTTTGTACGGCATCCATATTTGAAGGTATGGTAACCATGCTTATTTCGTAGATTTCAAAAGAGGTTGCAACCGCTAATCCATCTTTATCTATCCAAATTTCAGGGGTTGGATTTCCATCTTTATCCCTGGTCATTTTTCCGGTGTTTTTTAGTTCTTTAAAACCACCTATCGAACAAGCTTTTAAATATCCGGATTGCCATAGGTCATCTGCCTGTATGCTTTCCGGTGTTAAACGGTGAAAAACTGGAACTCCAGTCCATTCTCCGTTGTTAAAATCAATGTCGGTCATGTGACCTAAAGGAAGTGCTTCCCAATTATGTTGTGATAGAAGTACCGGATTTTTATTATACCGTTTAAAATCTAAAACATCATTGGGGATTCTGAACCCCTGATCGTTTGGGGTGTTTGTGCTAAATACTATTCGTTTCCCTGACATTTCGGTATAAAAATAATTTGATTTTTGAATGTTTGTATTTTTATATAAGTATCTATATATTTGATAACAATATGGATGTAGAACCTTTTCGTAAATTAAAATCAAGACAATTGCGGTTATTTAGGATAGATTGTAAGGTAACGCAAGTCCAGTTATCTTTACTTTCAGGGTTAACACAGTCAACCATTTCTAAAATAGAAAGAGGTATTGTAGCATGGAGTATTGATAATGAAATTATTTATCTCGAAACCCTTAAAAAATATATGAATAGCAAAAATGACTGAAAGAGCAAAAAGAGAACTTGCCAAATCTGATTTCATAAATCAATTTGCTAAACTTCCAACTATTGACATGGAATCATTATCAAGTATCTTTGCTTATATGCGTGGCTTAGATGTTCTTTTAGATGATCTGTACAATACAGGATTCAATGATGGTTTTACAAAAGCCATTGATATAGATGTTACCAAACAATAATCTTTTACTTTTAACTTTATGAAAGAAACTCAACCCCAACAATCACAAACTGATTTAACCGTCTTTTCAAAATCACTCTTTAGTGACAACCCCGAATTTGATTTAAAAAAAAATTCTAATATCGAAAAACACTTTGAACCAATCTCAAATGGCTTTTATGGTTTCTCATTTAAGGTAACTGATCTGTTTTCAAAAAAGATTAGTGAAGTTGAAAGAGAATTAAATACAGAGGATATTGATTATGAAGATTTAACCAATCAAAAATTATTATAATATATCCAACCCCACATTCTTAACAATCCAATCCTAATTTTATATGCCAACAGATTTAAAGCAACCAAAAGAAAGGAGTTTATTTTTTTCCTTCCAAGTAGATCAAAAATCAATAAACGAATTAACAAAAGAAATAATCGCAATTAATTCTGATGATGATTATTTGGAAAAAATGTATTTATGCAATGATTTAATTTATAATCGTTCTCCAATAAAAATTTACATCGATAGCTATGGTGGAAATGTATATCAATGTTTAGGCATAATGTCTATTATTGATAAATCAATTACTCCTATTTATACAATTGTAACTGGATGTGCAATATCGTGTGGCTTTTTGATTTTAATATCTGGTCATAAAAGATTTGCTTATAAACATTCTACAATAATGTATCATCAAGTTAGTTCAGGTATAGATGGAAAAGTAACAGATATGGGTGAATATCTAAAAGAAGTCGAAAGATTACAAGTTAAATTTGAAGAATTTATAATTGAAAAAACTAATATTAAAACTAAAAAATTAGATAAAATAAATCGTTCAAAAAAAGATTGGTATATCGAACCAAAAGAAGCTCTTGAACTAAATATAATTAATGAAATTTTATAAGGAATTATTTATTAAATGAAAAACACTAAAATAATTATCAATACCGATAGTTTGTCTGAAACTTACAAACATGCCAAAGCACAAGGCAAGGTGATTGAATCATTTAAATGTGATGAAGTTTCTTTAGTTGCTGGTGGCATTTTTGAAATGGGTGCTATTTACGATATAAAATACAGACTTGATAATATCAATCCAATAACCGAACCTCAACACATAGCCTTTTTAGGTTCTGAACTTAATAACAAATGAAATGAAAAAGCACTTAGTAAATATTTGGTATCAAACAGAATTTGGTAATTATTCCTTCAAAGGATTAGTCAATGAGGTTATTGGAGATAATGGAAAAGCTATTTTCTTTCCATGTTCTATTTTTAAAAAAGCATTTGGTTTTGATTTACCAATGGGTTCAACTATTATTCAACTTTAATGACAAAGCTATATTTTGTAAATCGCTTTATTCTACAATTCTTTTTTATTCGGCTAACCCGGCATATTGAACATATAATTCATAATTATGAAGTTATTGAAATTTCTCAAGTAAATGGTGGTGGTTTAAGTATTAATGGTAAAGCCGAAATCAAAAATCAACAATGGTATTCAATTCAATATTTTGTTATTCCTTTTACAGGTTGGACAACCGATTTCCGATATATAAATGGTAAACATTTTTTACCTTTGACTAAACCAAAACTAATTAAGTGATAGGCTTATTGCAATTGAACCCACAAATAAAGGTATTAACTCCTTTAGGTTTCGGATATGCTTTTTTTATAGTGGATTATGGAATTGATGTTAATCCCGTTTTTATTGTTCGGCTCAATGCTGATGGACAAGTCAAAAACTTTGATAGTAATGATGTTAAAATTGAGGGAAATCCAATGATCGGTCTCCCTTTTTTGAAATCAGATAAATAACTTTTTTTATAACCTTTAAAATGGAATACGCTAACCTATTAGATATCTACGATTCACTTGTAGAAGTATCCGAAAAATTACACGATGATTTTGATTTCGATATTCAAGGCTTTGATAAATGCCTTTACATGCTTCATTATGCACTTAAAAATTATATCCCGATTAATTTACATTTAGAAAACCGGCGTTTATCCCGTGAAATAATCCGAATCA